GTGGTTGACAATCAGGGTGGGACAAAAAACTCGCAAACCTGGGATTTATGCAATCCATCGCCCGCTTACAGAGAACCACAACGCCCTACCGGCCACAGGCTAAACTGATAGAGAGCGTCTTCGGCCGGCTTCAAAAACAGATACTAAAAAGCGACTGGCGTTTCACAGGAGCAAACATTACGGCACGATCCGAGGACAGCCGTCCCAATTTGGATCTTATCATGGAAAATACTGATAAACTCTTTACCCTCGACGAACTCAAAGAAGCTTATGCTGCCTTCAGGGAAGAATGGAACTCGCAACCGCACCCGACCACCGGCATACCGCGCAAAGAGATGTATCGCTCGAGCATCAATCCTGAAGCTGCACCTTTAGACCGGCTGGATATGATAGAGCTGTTTTGGCTTATCACCCGCCGTCCTTCCACATTCACAACTTCCGGCATTGAGATACAGGTCAACAAAAAGACATACGCATACGATGTGTATGATGAGTTTGGCATGCCGGATATGGAGTTTAGAAAAAAACACATCGGCCGGCAGTTCCTGGTGCAGTATGATCCTAACGATATGACCCGCGTGAGGCTGTATTAGCAAACAGCCTCCGGACCGAGGTATGTCACCGAGGCAGCGCCGTACATACGTGTTAAGCGCGCCACCCAGGAGGCAAGCTTTGAGAGCAGTTCCTTTATCCGTCGCGTACTCAATCTGGAGGAACAGCTAAGGGTGGATACCTACCTTAACAACATTCGCCTGGAGCATGAATTTGGGGTTGCCCTGGAACAAAACGGACTTCGCAGGCCCAAGCCAAAGGGGATCTCCAAGAGGGCAATAGAAGAGATTATTGCCAAACATGGAAATGTGCCGGAGACAGCCTCACGCACCGGGCAAAAGGATACCGAGGTGGTGGACATCGGAAAGTATCAAAAGGAATTGAGCAATGTGACCTATGATGAGCTTGCAATGTACGATAAATTGTAAAACGAACACACATAAAACACATACACACATGGATTTATCAAAAGAAAAAAAACAAGAAATCGCCGACATGCTGGCAAAGTATTGCCGGCAGTATGGATCGCGAAACAGTGCTGCAGTAAGTCTTAAGAATGTATCGCCATCCACCGTGTCCAGTATTTTAAACGGCAAATGGGAAAACATCTCCGATGCGATGTGGAAGTCGGTGCGCTCACAGGTGTCACCTTCCACCGGTACGGATTGGGAGTTGGTTGAAACACCCACCTTCAAGGATGTGTACTTTGTGATGAAGGAGGCACAGGAAGAAAGGGCAATGATATGGCTTACCGCACCTGCCGGTAGTGGTAAGACGGCAACGGCTGAGTATTACAAGGCTCACAACAGAGACGTTATTTATCTGCAGTGTGATGAAGACATGAAAAAATCCTCGTTCTCCATTGAGCTTGCCCGCGCTGCCGGTATGCGGATCAACACCCAAAAGACTGCCCGCGAGAAGATCATGCAGGTGATCGATGCCATCTCCGAGATGGATTCTCCGCTTCTTATTTTTGACGAAGGAGACAAGCTAACCGACAATCTACTCTGCTACTTTATCACCATTTACAACCACCTGAAGAATAAAGCCGGCATTGTGTTCCTTTCGACCGACTACATGCAAAGGAGGATGCAGAACGGATTGAACCGCAACTGGAAAGGATACCAGGAATTGGACTCGAGGATAGGACGTAAGTTCTACGAAGCCGAAGTACCATCGGCAAATGACGTGTATGCCATCTGCATGGCAAATGGTGTAACGGACGAAAAGGATATTGCAGAGATCGTCAAAGATGCTGCACATTACAAATTTGATTTGCGCCGTGTGGACAGAAAAGTGCGAGCCGTTCGCAAGCGGGCTGCCGCAAATAATGTTTAAACGGTGTTTGTGGGGTATTTAAATGCAAGTTATTATGAAACTATTATTTTGTACAAAATGCTGTGATTTCTTTAGTCTTTCTTTGAAAGAAAAGACGTGCACTTGTAAGCAATCAGGCGGCAAGTACCTTGATGGGTTTAATGCCGTGTATTGGGGTGAAGCTATTCCGTTGGGTATATCTAACAACTCATTTGTGGATGCATTACAGAACCAGCCTAAAGATGGTTGGGGAAGAAGATTTGAAGCCTTTGTGATCCCAAAGGAATGTGAGGTATTTATTAAAAAAGACAAGATATGAAAAAGTTAATTGAAACACTCATCAGTTATGGGATTCTACTGCGCGAAATATCTGACTTATTGTTGCTGTCAGTAAATCCGGAAACAAAAGTAATGCAATTCAGTAAACAAGAGCTTGGTATAATTGCTAAAAACATAAGAAAGATGCACGAAAAAATTAAAAAATTAGAAAATGAACAATATGAGCGAGATAGAAATTTATACAACTAATTACTTCAGCGAAAGGTACAATAAAGACATTTACTCTCGCTTCGAAAAACTAAATGAAGAAGTTTAGGAGTTAAACGAAGCTATAATTGCGCATAAAAATGCAACAGATCCTGCTGACAGAAAAAGGAAAGCAAAACAAGTTTGTGAAGAAATTAGCGATGTTCAAGGAGTATTAACACATTTAGCTAATCTGATGGGTACAAATTTTAAAGAATGCTTAATTGAGTCTGTCGTAAAAAGTAAAGTAAGGGAACACGTTCCCGGATATAAAAGATCAGATAAGCTAAAAAAACAAGGCAAGCGGTTTAACTTTGAAACAATGGAATTGGAAGACATTCCGGAAGAGTTGAAAGAAGGGGATTTGGCTGTGTTTTGGGATAAGCCTGAATTTTCAATTATAGCAAAATATGGAGGACTTATATCTACGGGTGACGGTTTACTACATTTGTCGAGTAGTGGTCATACCTTTAGAAACGCTGTTAAATTCGATAATTTTAAACAATATGAAAATATAATAAAAGGGGAAAGGCACACAGAGCACATAGTCTGTCCTCAATGTGGTAAAGTGTGTACATCGGAAGTTAAAAAATCTTTGCCATGGAACATATTAATATACAGATGCGAGCATTGTGGATTCTTAATAATGGAAAGTGACTGGGAAAGGGTAGAATCATGAAATTAATCGTCGCCACACAGAACTTGCGGATAGCCACCGCAAGGGAGTCAATCTCACCACGTTCAGACCTGTTTTGGGTTAAACGCATGAAACAAATTGCCCGGAACATCCGGGAGGCTTGTTGTGATGTGGTATGTGTACAAGAGGCGCTGGGGCATCTGCAGCTTCAAGTACTCAAATATTATCTGAAAGATTATCGATACATCTCAACCCTTCAGGGATTAACGCCTTCGAGGGTGGCAATATTCTATCATAATGATTTCAAATTAATCCGGAAGCAAAGACGCTTGCTGTCCAAAGCCGAAAGTATCACCAAGCATGCACGGTACGCAGTAACTGCAACGCTTCATATCGGCAGAAGATATTTTGATGTTAGCTCTGTACATCTTTCTCCTTATTCAGAAAAAGCGTTCAAGGAAGGAGTAGAAAAAACATTTGAGTTAAAAGGAATTATCGCAGGTGATTTTAACGCAGAATACAAAAACTTTGAGGATAAAACATATTTCATGCGTAAAACGGATAACAATATCCGTGAAACCTATATCACCAAAGGAACCATCATTGATTTTGTATTTGCTCCCTTCTACTATCGAATGGACACTACTCAAGTAAAGGGCGACAGGTACGCATCAGACCATCTTTTGGTCTATGCGCCGATTTGGATCAATTGAAAAAACAACAAATAACACAATCAAAATGGCGCGAGCATATTCACCGGGAGAAATACTGAAGATGAACAAAAAGGCATTCCACTTTCAAGATGAGTGGTTTGATGCTTTTGGTGAGCCTGAACAACAGGGCGTTTGGTTTATCTGGGGTAACTCGGGAAACGGTAAAACAAGCTTTGTGATGCAGTTGTGCCATGAGTTGGCAAAACACGGTAAAGTCGCCTACAACGCCCTGGAGGAAGGTCAGAGTAAAACGGTGCAGGATGCCATTAAGCGGTACGAGCTCCATGAGTTGGATGGCAGGATGCTTTTCCTATGTGAACCGATGCATGAGCTTACTGAAAGACTGAGCCGGCGCAAATCTCCGGACTTTGTCATTGTTGACAGCTTTCAGTATGCGCAACTTACCTACCGGCAGTACATTGCTTTCAAGGAAGCCAATGAGAGAAAACTGATCATCTTCGTATCCCATGCCGATGGCAAGAAGCCGGCAGGACGCGCAGCCGTGAGCGTGATGTACGACGCTGCTTTAAAAATATGGGTAGAAGGATACCGCGCCCATTCGATGGGTCGCTACATTGGTGAGGTTGGCCATTACGACTGCTGGAAGGAAGGAGCCCTTAAGTATTGGGGAGAGAAAAACAAAGTAATTAACCATAAATAGAAACAAAATGATCTACTCAGAATTTTATGCACTGCTTGCCCGGATGCCGGGAGCATCCGAAGGACTGAAAGAAGAGTTGGTAAGTCTTTATACCAAGGGACGGACCACCTCACTCCGTCAGATGGAGTACAGGGAGTACAGAGCCATGTGCAACGCCATGCGTGGCACAATGGGCATGAGTCGGGATGAATATACCGTCGAGATAAAGAAACGTCGCAGTGCCGTCCTAAAACGCATGCAAAAGCTTGGTGTTGACACCACCAGGTGGGATGTGGTGGACCGGTTCTGCCTGAATCCGAGAATTGCCGGAAAACACTTTGCAAAACTCTCCCTTGAGGAGCTCTCGGCGATGATCCCCAAGCTGGAGAACATGGCTAAGAAAAGAAGGGAAAAGGTGTTGGATCAACTGATAGATGCAGAGCAAATATGTATGAACTAAAATAATAACAACCAATTTAAATTTTAAAATTATGGTACAGGTACAAACAAGTCAAGATTTTTGGACGGACGAAAACGGCGTCCGAATACCCAAACAGAGAGTAACAAAAGCCGAACGGCTACGGGAAAGAAAAACGGCTCAACTTTTAAAAAAAGCCCGGGACATCAACGCCAGGATGTCTGTCTTTAAAGAAGAGCTAAGGCAGGCGTGTGAAGAAATGGAGGCTGTAAGCCTTGAGGAGCTTGGTGTAACCGTCGGTGACGATTTTAAAGGCAATATGACCTTTTTCAATTTCGACCGGTCGATAAAGATTGAACGCAGCATATCCGAACCCATGCGGTTTGATGAGCTTACCATAGCGGCTGCCAAAGAGCAACTGGATAAGTTTTTGGAGGAAGCTATCGAGAGCAAGTTTGATTTTGCCAAGGAGATGATCCTTACAGCATTTGAAACGCGCCGTGGGCAATTAGATCCCAAGAAGATCATCCCGCTGACACGCTATGCAGAGAAGGTAGATCACCCGTTATTCACCGAGGCTTGCAAGCTGATCCAAAAATCAATTCGCCGTCCGGACAGCAAGACTTATTACCGGGTATGGGCAAAAGAAGATGGAGACAAGCATGTGGCTGTTGAGTTGAACTTTTCTAATATTTAAAAACATGATCATTGCAATTGATTTTGACGGCACCATCGTGGAGGACAGATTTCCGGAGATAGGTGAGATGATCCCGGGAGCGGATACGGTTATCAACGAGCTATATAGTTCCGGACACAAAGTCATCATTTGGACGTCCCGGCAAGGTGTTAATCTCTTGCGGGCAATCGAGTGGATGGCAAAACGTGGTATTCGTTACCACTACATCAATGAATCGTGCGAGGATAATTTGAAAAGATACGGCAACGACACAAGAAAAATATTTGCCGATGTTTATATAGACGATAAGAGTCTGATATCTCCTCCACGGGACTGGTACGAGATACGTGAAATAATAAGGGATAAAACAGTGTAAGCAGCAAACATGAGTAAGCAACCACGTAAAAACACCATCCTTCGGGCCAAGCTGGTCCAAAAGCTTGTCAGGAAGAATTACGAGCCCGGCAGACAGGATCGCGGGAAGAGTTGGGTGTACAAATACGTGGTGTATAAGCAAATGCCTATCTCCGAGCGCACTTTCTTCAGGTATTTAAAGATGGATGTGTCGGGGGAAAGGGAAGAAAAAGAAGACAAAAACCAACTTAAATTATTCGAGTGATGAAAAAGGAAAAGAAAGCAACCGACCGGGCACAATTGAACAACGGATGTATTTATGTCCTTGTCTCCATCATTGCGTTTTGGGCGACATTCATCGGACTTTGTGCTTGGTATTTTTAAAACACATAAATATGATTTACGGATACATACGGGTAAGTACGGACAAACAAACGGTGGAAAACCAGCGATTTGAAATAAATGCTTTTGCGGAAAGGCAGCAAATCATTATTGAGAGATGGATTGAGGAAACCATTTCAGGAACAAAAGAAGTTGAAAAAAGAAAATTGGGTAAACTTCTGAAACGGCTTAAAAAAGGAGATATACTGATTTGTACTGAGCTGTCAAGGCTCGGACGTTCTCTGCTGATGATCATGAGTATTTTGCACTATTGTATGAAAAACGACATTCAGGTTTGGACCATCAAAGACAACTTCAGGCTTGGTGCAGACATTCAAAGCCAGGTACTTGCATTTGCATTCGGGCTTTCGGCTCAGATTGAGCGGGATTTGATTTCACTTAGAACTAAGGAGGCATTGGCTCGTAAGAAAGCTGAAGGAGTTGTTTTGGGTCGGCCTAAAGGTCGAAAATCATCAAAAGTAAAGCTAACGGGCAAAGAGGCAGAAATAAAAAAACTACTGGATAAAAAGGTTTCAAAATCAGCGATTGCCAGGATAGTTGGAGTTCACAGGTTGACAGTTACAAAATTCATTGAGGAAAATGGGCTATGAGAGTAAGAAGAATATTAACACCGGAGCAGGTGCAAGAGATATTGAAGTTGTACCCGAATATGGAAAGTGCTAAAATTGCGGAAATGTTCAACACATCGATATCAAACATTTACAAGACAGCAAACCGATATAAGGTGAAAAAGTCAGAGGATTTTAATAGATCAGACAAAAGCGGTCGCATTCAAAAGGGGCAAAGGCTATCTGTTGCAACAGAGTTCAAAAAAGGAGTTCCAAATAAGTACAAAGGGAAAAAACGTGCAGAATTTGTTAAGCCCTCAAAGCTTAAAAACTTCCATCTGTGGAAAAAAGGTAATAAACCACCCAACACGGGAAAAGACGGTGAGATACGGTGGAGGTATAGTCCTGGATATTACTTCATTCGGATATCGGAAAACAACTGGGAGTTTTATCACAGATACTTATGGTACACGACATACGGCGAAATACCCGAAGGCTATAATGTAGTATTTCGAGACGGGAACCGCAGGAACTGTAAAATAGAAAATTTAGAGTGCATATCAAATGCGGAACTTGGAGAACGTAACAGGCATACCAAATATCCGCTTGAAATAAGAAAAGCAATTGAAACAAGAAATAAGCTGGATAGAGTAATAAAAGAATTTTCATAATAACAATTAAAAACACACGGAAATGAAAAAACAAGTAAACACGGGCATTACCATGGTCGATGTACGCATGGAAGCGTTTGATGCCATTCAAAAATTAAAAAGCGGAGAAATAGACGTAAAAACAGCAGCCGAGATCCGTAACCTGTGCGGAGTGGTAATTGATGTTGCCAAAACGCAGGTGGAATTTATCAAAGCCATTCCCAACCAGGTCAGAGAGCAGATGAAAACCGAGGAGGTAAAAGCCATCGCAGGAACATTGGTTGACAGAGATGCAGAGCTGGATGTCGTGCTACAGGAAATTGAGGAAAACAAAAAGAAACCTTATCAATTGGGAGGATAGTCAACTTTAAGTAAAACAAACAAGAAGCCCGCCATGATGACGGGCTTCTTGTTTATGCATCAAGCCTGTTTGTCCTAAAAACCATCCTCATCACCACCAATCCATCGGAGCGATCTTCCTGGTTAAACTCCGAGATCTCAAAGCCGGTATATTCACCCGGTTGAAAAGCCCTCAAAGCCTCAAAGACAGTTTCAGCCTTTTCGATGTATTCGAGTGAAGCCTCCCGGGCAGCCTGGTCAACCCCGACTGCAGTTCTGCTTGTGGGTTGGTCGAAGGCAAGGCGCACACGAACCGTAGCATCACGGTTTTTAATACCACCACCGTACTCTTCAAAGGAAAAGCCCGTTTTAATCAATGCACACGGGAAAGCAACCGAGGGTCGCAGCCCTGCATTTTCCAACTGACCTTTATCAAGGTCGATGCTCCGGAAGATCTCCAGTCCGGATAGTGCCTCTGATACAGCTAAATAAAGTTCTTTCATGTCGTTTGTTTTATTTGGTTATTATTTTTTTAAGCTCTCTGACAATCTTATCATTGATTTTTTTCATAAGCACCTCAGATCTTCCCATAAAGGGGCGTGCGGTCATTGTAAATGCCTTTTTCCCATACACCTTGGCTTTTAATCCGAATTGATGAACGCCGGCATAAGGCTTATCACTTGTTACCCGGGTGCCGTTTGGGAGGTATTTGTAGGTGATCGAATTTTGCAGCTCACGTGTTTCACCGGTCAGGATCTTAGCAGTTGTACGTGCCTGGGAAAACTTGCCCGTTTGCCCGCTGTGTCCGTACCAGGGTGAGAGTGGATCACGCCGCTTGACGTCTTTCCATGGTTCCAGGTTCTTGTCGGTAAACCCTTCGTTTTGGAAAGACTCTTTAAAATGATTGGTTGCTTCCACCCCGATGATATCCTTCAGGTCGTTACTTTTTGTAAACTCCTGGATCTCTTTGATTTTTTGAGGAAATTGTTTTACAAAATCATCAATATTCATTTTTTTTGTCCATTTGTTTGGTTATTT